CGAACATCCGCGGCCTCCAGGGCCGCGTCGTCATCGACGAGGCAGCGTTCCACCGCAACGTCGCGGCCGTGATCGACGCCTGCAACGCGCTGATCATCTGGGGCGGCGTGATCCGGATCATCTCGACGCACAACGGCAACCTCAATCCGTTCAACGAGCTGATCCGCGGCATCGAGGCCGGCGACTTCCCCTATTCGATGCACACCGTCACGTTCGACGATGCGGTGCGCAACGGGTTGTACGAGCGCGTCTGCCTGGTCGGCGGCAAGCAGGCGACGCCAGAGGGCAAGGCCGCGTGGTACGCCCTGGTGCGCAAGTCCTATGGCAGCCGTGTCGATGCGATGCGCGAGGAGCTGGACGTGATCCCGCGCGAGGGCGACGGCGTGCTGCTGCCGCTCGCGTGGATCGAGGCGTGCAGCTCGGCCGAGTACAAGGTGCTGCGCTGGGAACCGCCCACTGCCGATTTCGTCCGCTGGTCCGAGGGCGCCCGCCAGGGCGAGATGGCTCAGTGGCTCACCACCCACGTGCTCCCGATCTTCCAGCGGTACCACAACCAGGCGCTCACCTGGTTCCTGGGCGAGGATTTCGCGATGCGGCAGGACCGCACCGCGATCGTGCTCGGCTTCGTCGGGCAGGATCTGAAGCGGCACGTGCCGCTGATCGTCGAGCTGCGCACCTGCCCATATGACCAGCAGAAGCAGGCGCTGTTCTGGATCGTGGGCATCCTGGAGATGATCGGCGGGTTCGGGGCGGGCATCCTGGACGCGAACGGCAACGGCATGGTGCTTGCGCAGGAATCGGCCCAGCGGTTCGGCGACCGGATCGTCGAATTGATGCCGTCGGACGCATGGCGCCGCGAGACCGGCCCGCGCTTCCGCGCCGCGTTCGAGGACGGCGTGATCCTGATCCCGGCCGACCTGGACGTGCGCAACGACCTGCGCCAGCTCGTGATCGCCGGCGGCGTAGCCAAGATGCCGAAGCATGTGCGCACCGACGGCACCGATGGCGGCAAGCGCCACGGCGACGCGGCGATCGCGCTCTGGAACTTCCACGCCGCGACCATGCAGGAAAGCGGGCAGCGCTGGCGCCCGCTCAACGATCCGCCACCGCCGATCGACCAGTACCACCCGGGCATGTCCATGGATGAGCTCGACAAGCACTGGATACCGGCATGAACCGCGCGGCGATTTTAAGCGCCGTAGAGCGCGCTGGCCGCTTCGGCGTCGTCGTTGTGCGCGAAAAGCCGGCAACCGGCTTCTTACCCCCTCTTAAATCGAAAATTGAGGCGCTTCGGCCATGAACTTCGCAACCAAGGCAGCATCGGCGGTCGGATCGTTTGCCGGCAGGGCCTTCACCGCCATGCGGCACGCCGCCGCAGCGACGGGCCTGCTCGCGCTGCTGAAGCGCACCCGGTTCGATTACAAGAAGGAAGTGGGCGACGGCCTGGACAGCTCCGTCGTCACGGCGCCGATCCGCTGGGTGCAGCGCGCGTTGCCCGAGGCGCGCCTGGTCGCGCAGAAGCGCAAGCCGGATGGATCGACCGAGGAGCTGCTCGGCCACGAGATGCTTGCGCTGATCCAGCGGCCCAACGATCATTATGGTGACATCGCGCTGTGGGCGGCCACGGTGCTGAGCTGGTTCCTGGACGGCAACGCCTATTGGCTGAAGATCCGCAACAGCTACGGCAAGGTGGTCGAGCTCTGGTATGTGCCGCACTGGCTGATCGAGCCGATCGAGCCGCGGGAAGGCGACGCCTTCATCGACCACTATCGCTACTCGCCCGGCAAGGGCGAGCAGTTCCGCATCGATCCTGCGGACGTGGTGCACTTCCGCGACGGCATCGACCCGCGCAACATCCGCAAGGGCCTGGGCGCTCTGGTCGGGGTGCTGCGCGAGATCTTCATGGATCTCGAAGCCTCGAACTTCGTGGCTTCGCTCCTGCGCAACATGGGCGTGCCCAGCGTGGTGATCAGCCCGAAGGCGGGCGTGATGGTGCGCAAGGAAGACGCCGAGGCGACCAAGGCCTGGTACCAGCAGGCGTTCGGCGGCGACAACCGCGGCGGCGCCCTGGTGCTCGGCGCGCCCACCGACGTGCAGCCCTACGGTTTCAACCCGCAGCAGATGAACATGAGCGAGGCGCGGGACGTGGCCGAGGAACGGGTGTGCGCCGTGATGGGCATCCCGGCCGCGGTTGTCGGCTTCGGCGCCGGCCTTCAGACCTCGAAGGTTGGCGCGACCATGTCCGAGCTGCACCGCATCGCCTGGACGAACGGCGTACTGCCGGTGGCGCGTGCCCTGGCCGACGAGCTCAAGCGTTCGCTGCTGCCCGAGTTCGAGCGCGACCCCGCCAAGGTCGAGCTGGTCTGGAACACCGATGAGGTGCTCGCGCTCCAGGAAGACGAGGCCAAGCAGGACGAACGCTGGAACAAGCGGCTCCAGTCGGGCGGCATCACGTTGTTCGAGTACCGCGTCGGCATCGGTATGGACGCCGATGACAGCCACAGGATCTACCTCCGGCCGATTTCCGTGCTTGAGGTACCTGAAGGCGCGGCAGGGCGATCGGGGTCAGGGTTGCCCGGGCCCAAGACCTTCGGCGCCAAGGGCCGGCGCGCGAGCGAGGACGCCTATGCGCGCGGCCATGCCTATGCGTTGTTGCTTCAGCGCCAGGCGCCGGGTCTCGAAGAAGCCTTTGAGAAGCGCCTGAAGGCGCGGTTCGCCAGCTGGGGCAAGGCGGGCCGGGCGGCTGCGCTTTCCGTGCTCGAGGAGCCGAAGTCTGCGGATGAGAAGGGGTTGAGCGACCTGGTCGAGCAGATCCTGGAGAAGCTGGGCATCACCGGTTGGCTGGCCGAGCTCGTGCAGGACTACGGCGCGCACTATCTCGACGTGGCAAATGCGGTGAACGACGCGGCCGAGCGCGCCGGCCTTGGCACCAACCTGCCCGATCCCGTGGCGCGCGCGATCGTCGCCTCGGGGGGCCGGCGGGTCGGCCTACTCGATCTCGACAAGCAATCGCGCGACGCTGTCTACCACGCGCTTGCCGAAGGCCGGGCCGAGGGCGAAGGCGTCGAGGCGCTCGCCGATCGAATCGCCCTGGACATCGAGGCCGGCCCCTGGAGCTCGGGCGAGATCCGCGCTCGGCTGATCGCCCGCACCGAGACCAAGTTTGCCCAGAACGTATCGACGATCGAGCGCGCCCGGGCCGCCGGCGTCGGGACGCTCATCGTGTTCGATGGGCGGCTGGGGCCAGGGCGCTCGCTGGAAAGCCACATTGCCCGGAACGGCTCGATAGTCACGATCGAGGCGGGGCTCACCATGGCGGATGAGGAGCACCCGAACGGCACGCTCAGCTTCGCCCCCAATTTCGAGGAGTAGGACGATGTTGCAGACGAAGGCTTTGACGATCGAGAGCGTGGACGACGCGGGCAAGGGCCGTGCCCGCCTGGCGCAGCTGTCCGCGATCGACAGCGACGGCGATACCTATCAGCCCGGTGCTTTCTCCTGGCCGGCCGATGGCGGCCAGTGGGTGATGATGATCCCGGCGCACGATCGCCGGGCCATGCCGTTCGGCAAGGCCTGGGTGTTCGAGGAGGGGGATTGGGCGCTCGCCGATTTCACCCTGAACCTGGACACCACCGCCGGGCGCGAATGGTATGCCGCGCTCAAGTTCGACCTGGCCACCGGCAAGTCGGTCCAGGAATACTCCTATGGGTTCCAGACGCTCGACGCGGACAGCGCGCAGCGGGGCAGCGCGTGGAGCCGGCGGCTCAAGAAGCTGAAGCTTGACGAGATCTCGCCGGTCCTGCGCGGTGCCGGCGTCGGCACCGGCACGCTGGGGCTCAAGGGAATCGGCCTGAAGGAGGCCAAGTTCGCGCCGCTGATCGCCGACCTGGACGAGCTCGCCACCGCGATCGGGGAGGACGCTTCGCTCCTTTCCGCAGTGGGCCTCAAGCAGCTCGCCGAGATCCACGCGTCGCTCGGCAAGGCGCTGGTGCCGCCGGGGGATCAGAGCGTGCTGGTGGACACGGCGCTGGCCGAGACGCTGATCCAGCAGTCCCGCAGACACCTGCCATCCCCCGCTTGAACCGAACGACCCGGCATAGACCGCCCGCGCCAGATCCGCGCGGGCGGTTGTGTTTCTACCCCATGCTCGGCTAGACCGTCCTCGCGCCCCGGTGGCGCTCCCCCAACATCGTTATCCGCTGCCCCGGAACGCGTTCCGGGGCGAGAGCGTGTGCCTGCCCCTGCCACATGACGACCCGGGCCCTCTGTGGGCCGAACCGGTTCCCATGGAGTGGCAGACATGACGATTGTGAATTTGACCGCGAGCCAGGCGCGCGAAAAGCTGGGTGAGAAGCAGAAGGAGCTCGGCAAGATCTTCGACGAAGCCCTCATCACCGGGCTCAGCGGCAAGAAGGAATATGACTTCAGCAAGGTGACCTGCCTGGGCGACGCTGCCAAGGGCAACGGCGTCGCCGTCGCCGAAGCGGTCAAGGCGCTGAACGCCGAAGCGGACGAACTCGCCAAGCATGCCGAGACGCTGGAGGGAGCCGAGAATGCCGCCAAGGCCTACTCGGCACGCGAGGAAGGGCGGCGCAACTTTCCGCTGCCGGGCAGCAAGGGCGGTGCCGATCGCCCGACGTTCAAGTCGCTCGCTGACCGGATCGGCGAGGAAAAGGGCTACAAGGCATGGGCGCAGGGCGGGTTTGCCGGTGGCCTGAGCCTGAATTTCGAGGACATGTGGGCCTCGGACCTGCTCGCCAAGGGCAGCGACTTCGAAACGCTCGCCACCAAGACGCTGATGACCCGTTCGGCGGGTTGGGCGCCCGAGGTGCTCCGCGCGCCCGGATTCTCCGAGATGGCGACGCGGCCGATCCAGTTCCTCGATATCCTGCCGATGTTCCCGACCACCCAGGCGGCCTACAAGTATATGCAGGAGGTCACCCGCACCCATGCCGCCGCCGAGCGCGCGGAGGGCGCCGCGGCGCCGGAAAGCGCGTTCGCCCTCGAAGAGCGATCCGCCCCCGTTGAGAAGATCGGCGACAGCCTGCCGGTCACCGACGAGCAGCTGGCCGACGTTGCCGGCGCGGGCGGCTATATCGACAGTCGGATCGGCTTCGGCGTGCGTCAGCGCCTCGACGGCCAGTGCCTTGTCGGTGACGGCAACACGCCGAACATCCGGGGTCTCAAGAACGTCGCCGGGATCAACACCCAGGCGATGGGCACCGATCCGGCTATGGACGCTTTCTTCCGCGCAATGACCAAGTGCCGGACTGTCGGTCGGGCCATCCCGACGCACCATCTGATCCACCCGCTCAACTGGCAGAGCATGCGCCTCCAGCGCACTGCCGACGGCATCTACATCTTCGGCTCGCCGACCGAAGCCGGCCCCGATCGGCTGTGGGGCCTGCCTGTCGTCCAGGTCGAGGCCGACGATGTGGGCCGCGGCTATACCGGTTCGTTCCTCCCCACCTTCTGTTCGCTGCACGAGCTGCAGGGCGTCGTGATCGAGCTCGGCCTGGTGGGCGACCAGTTCGTCCAGTTCAAGCGGACGGTGCGCGGCAGCGTCCGCGCCGTGATGGTCTGGAACCGTCCTGCAGCCTTCACCGAGGTCACCGGGCTCGGCAACGGCGAGTGATCGGGGCCGGCGGCTGCGGCCGCCGGTGAGTGGGGGCGGCCCGCGCGGCGTATCGGCGCGGGCCGCAATCCGAAGGAGCTAAGCACATGGGTATCATTGAAGGCGGCCAGGTCCGCATTCGCACCGCCGACTTCGGCGCCGTGGCCTTGGGCGGCAACGCGGCCGTCCTGGCCGACACGGCGCTGAACTCGACCAATCCCACCGTTGTGACGGTGTTCGCCGGCCAGCCGGACGTTGCCCGCAACGTCACGGTCAAGGGCAACGACGCCAATGTCACGGGCAACGTGACGGTCACCGGCCTCAACACCCGCGGCCAGGTGATCACCGAGACGATCGCGCTCAACGCCGCCAACGTCGTCGCCGGCAACAAGGCGTTCCTGGAGGTCACCAGCATCTCCCTGCCGAAATATGCGGTGGCGAACACCGAGCGCATCCGCGTCGGCCTGGGCCCGAAGCTCGGCCTGCCGGCGGCGATCAACCGCAACACCGTGATGGCGGCCTTCCTGGCCGGTGTCCGCGAGGGGACGGCTCCCACCGTCGTCGTCGATGCCGACGAGGTCGAGAAGAACACGGTCACCCTGAACTCGGCGCTGAACGGCTCGGCCGTGCTCGTCGACTTCTACGAAACCCACTGAGGAGAACGGCGATGCCGATGATCGCGAAGGAGCGCCTCTACCTGACGGCGGACAAGTCCAAGCTGGTGCGCACTGGCGAGAGGGGTGCGGCCACCCTCTATTGCACGCCCGGCACCCAGATTCCGGACAGCGCTGCCGAGCGCTTCGGCCTGGTCGATGGCGCGCTGCCCGATGGGGAGACCAAGGAAGACAAGCAGCCGAAGCCGAACAAGGAGAAGGCGCCCGGCGAGGACAAGGGGGGCAAGACGGCTGCCCAGCCGGCCGATCCTACCTTGCTCACCTCGGTCAAGGGCATCGGTGCGCCGACCGCGGCCAAGCTCGTCGCCGCCGGCATCGCCGACACGGCCGCGCTCGCCGCGATCGATCCCGCGGCGGCCCCGGCGATCGCCGGCCTGCCGCCGCGGTTCGACTGGGCCGCGGTGGTTGCGACCGCCAAGTCCCTGCAGCCGGCGCAGGCCTGAGCCGTGGCGCTGCTCGACCGGATCAAGACGCGCACGGGCAGTGACCTGCCCGATAGCGAACTGCAGGACATGATCACCGCGATCGCGGCCGAGCTCGACGCGCGCCTTGGTCCGGTCGGGCCGCTCACCGTCGAGCTCGGCGACGTGACCAACCCGTGCTCGCGCATGCTGCGATCCCTGCGCCTGGCGCGCCCCCTAGACGCGGGACAGGACGTGACGATCGTCGAGCGCGATCCGGGCAACTCGGGCGACGCCGCCTACCGGACCGCGCTCGATCCCGCCGATTATGACGTCTTGCATGGCGGCTACACGCTGCTGCGCATGACCGGCGGTCCCAACGGCCGCAGCTACTGGGCGCCGCTGGTGACCGTGACCTACACGCCGATCGGCGCGGCCGGCGACCAGGCCGCCCGCGACGAGGCCACGATCAAGCTGATCATGCTCGACCTTTCCTATCGCGGCGGCCTCAAGAGCGAGCGCGCCGGCGACTACCAGTTCACTCTGTCCGGCGACCCCGTCGCCGATCGTGAAGCGATCTTCTCCAGCCTCAGCGCCGCCCAGGGCAGCAGCGGGATGGTGATGGCATGAATGTCGATCTCGCCCTTGACGACTTCCGCATCGAGCTCGGCTTCAACTGCGACGACGAGGCGTCGGCGCTTGCCCTGTTCGAACGCCTGAAGACGATGATCGCGGATGGCGTGGTCAACTTTCAGCTCTCCATGCCGGATGGGAGCGCGCCCGCGCTGGCCGACGTGGATGATGGGCTGCGCAGCTGTGCCGGTTGCGGCGCCTCTGTTCACCCGGCCGATATGGACGGCGACCACTGCCTGGGCTGCGCGGAGGATCTCTTCGAAGCGATTGGGTTACCGCTGTGATCGCCGGCCGTCTCACCATGCGCGCGCAGGTTGAGCGCAACGTCGCCACCGGCAAGGATGCGTGGAACCAGCCCGTGGCGCCGGCCTTCGAACCCGTCGGTGATCCGCTGGCGTGCTTCGCCTGGTCGCCTTCGGCGCGCGAGCAGACCGACAGCGACAAGAGCGCCCAGGTCGAGGACGTGCGCGCCATGTTCGCGATCGGCGCCGATATCGTCGAGCATGACGAGCTGGCCTCGATCACCAACCGCGCCGGCACCGTCCTGTTTCCCGGCCGCCTTCGGGTCGAAGGGCCGGTGCAGTTCAAGCACAACCACGTCGAAGTAGCGCTGCGGAGGGTCGGCTGATGCAGGTCGGTGTCATCGAGGGCGCGACCCGTATCGTCGGTAAGTCGCAGGGCTATATGGGCCTCCCGATCCGCGACGAACACGTGGAGTGCTCGGTCAACGGACCGGACACGCCGGCGATGATCACTGCCTGGCTGCCTACACCGGCCGAGCTCGCCGCACTCAATGCCGGCGCCGCTGTGCACGTGCGCATTCTTGGCACCGTGCCGCCGCCGATGTTCGTGTCGGTCGGTCCGGTTCCCGGAGAGGCCGGCTGATGGCGCTCCAGTCGCTCGTCTGGAAGGGCGAGGCCGTGAAGGCCCGCGCGCGGCAGGCGCAGGTCCAGGGCATCGACAGGATCATGGGCCGTTGCGTCGTTGAGGCGAAGAGCAACCACCCCTGGCAGAACCGCACCGGTGTACTGGAGGGCGGTATCGGCATCGCCGACTATGCCGCCGAGGATGCCGACGGGGTGCGCGGCACGTGGGGCGTGCAGGACGTGAAATACGCCCTGATGATGGAGCTGGGCGGCACCATCGTGCCGGTAAAGGCAAAGGCGCTCGCGATCCCGCAGAAGGATGGGTCGGTCCGCTTCGTGTCCAAGGTGACGATCAAGCCGCACCCCTATCTGCGGCCCGCCGGGGACACGCACTATCCGTCGCTGCCCCAGGCGATCCGCGTTGCCTATGACAAGCTCGGCGGCGATGCCGCGGGAGGCGCGGATGGTTGACCTGGTTGCCAGCCTGGTCGCCCTGTTCTCGGACGATGCCGGCTTCACCGAGGCGACGGGTGGGCGGGTGTTCGGTGGCGAGCTGCCCGCCGACGAGACCGCGAGCATGCCACGGCGCTGCCTGGTCGTGAAAGCGTCCGGGGGCAGCTCGCCCCTTGGAGACAGCTATCTGCGCCTCGACGCGCAGCGCGTCGATATCTCGGCCTTTGGGGCCACGGTCGCCGACGCCTCGGCGCTGATCGGTCTCGCGGCCGAGTTGCTGTTCCCGATCCAGCGCCGGGTCTCTGCCGGCGTCCTGCTGCACAGCGTGGCCAGCGCCGGCGGCTTTTGGACCGGCCGAGACCCCCAGTTCGACTGGCCGCGCGCCTGGCGCTCTTTCCAGGTCCTGCACTCACTGACGGAGGTTTAGATGCAACCCTATGAAATCGTGGTCGGGCCGCAGACGCTCTACCTCGCGCCCGAAGGCACCCCTTACCCTAAGATCGACGAGGCGCCCCAGGCGCCTTGGGTGATGGTCGGGAAGAGCGGCACCCGGAACTATTCCGAGGACGGCGTCTCGACGACGCACAGCCAGACCATCTCGAAGATTCGCACCGCGGGCTCGGTTGGTGCGGTCAAGGCCGACCGTACCGACGAGGACCTGACCATCACGGTCACCCTCATGGACAACACGCTGGAGAGCTACTCGATCGCGCTCGGCGGCCTTGCCCCCAGCACGACGGCGGCGGGCGAAGGCACCGCGGGGTTCAAGAAGCTCGGCTTGTCGCGCGGCGAGACGGTGAAGACCTATGCGCTGCTCGTGCGCGGCGTTTCCGCCTATGACGACGACATGGCCGCGCAGTACGAGGTGCCGCGCTGCTACCAGTCTGCCAATCCGAACCCGGTCTACCGCAAGGGGCAAGGCACCGGCCTGCTCCTGACCTTCGACGCGCTGGAGGATCTCGAAGCCGAGACCGACGACGAGCGCTTCGGCCGCATCATCATGCAGCACCAGGTCGCACTGCCCGAGACGCCCTGATCCCTGGCGCCTGGGCCGGGGCGCATGCCCCGGCCCGTCTTTCCCCTTCTGAAGAGTATGCCGATGCCCGCCGAACCCCTTCTCAGTCTGGACACGCTGATCGTTCGTCAGTCGATCAAGATCGACGCAGCCCGCTACGAGATCCTCAGCGCCGACGAACTGTCGGTGTTCGACGCGCACCGCTTCAGCATCTGGGGACGACGCATCGAGGCGCTGGCGAAGAGCGACGATACGAACGACAGCGCCGAGCTGGGGGAGCTCTACGACCAGATCGTGCTCAACGTCGTGGTCGGTCTGCCAGCCGACGTGTTCACCAAGCTTCACGGCCACCAGAAGATTGCGATCTCGGATGTTTTTACCGGGCTCCTGCTGGGCCGGGCGCTGGGCGTGGCAGGAGCGATGGCGAAGGCGTCGGGCCTGCCGACTGGGGCGACCTTCTCCCCCGGCTCCAGCGCTTCTACGGCGGTTCGCCGCATTGGTGGCTTTATCAGGCGCCTAGCGCCCTGGTCCGCGCGCACGTCGCGATGATGCCGCGTCTCGAAGCGGAGGCGCAGCTCGCCGCTTACGAGGCGACCGCGCTGGGCATGGGTAATTTCGAGCGGGCAGACGCGCGCGAGCGGCTGCGGCGCCTGCACGAACGGATGCGGGGCGACGGGCTGCCCCAGCGCGGTCGGCGCGCCAGCTCGGCTGAGCTCGGCCAGATCGGCATCGGCGTGCGGGTCGTGCCGCCTCAGAAGGCGGTGAACGATGCCTGAGACCCTCGGCGAAGCCCTCCTCATTCTGCGTACGGACGATCGCGGCCTCGATGCCGGCATCGACAGGGCGCGGCCGAAGGCCGAGGCTCTTGGCCGCAGCCTGGACGCCACCACGGGAAGCGCCTCGAAGCTGGCAAAGACGATGGCCGACGCGAGCGGCCAGGCCAGCCAGCTCGGTGACTCGCAGAGCAAGCTCGCCCAGACCGCCGGCGAAGTCGGCAAGGCGTTGGGCGTGACCAGCGACAAGGGGAATGAGCTCGCCGGCACGATCGGCGACACGATGTCCGGCGCGCTGTCAGTCGCCGGTGCCGAGGGGAGCAAGTTCGCCAGCGTGTTGGCGGGCCCGGTCGGCGTTGCGCTCAGCCAGGTCGTTCCGTTCATCAGCGGCTTCGTCGCGGGCCTCTTCGAAAGCAGTGAAGCGGCAGACAAAGCGGGAAGCGCGGGCGAGACCTTTGCCGACTCGCTGGATCGGCAGAAGCATAGCCTCACCGAAGTGGTCACCGCGATCCGCGCGTATAACCTCGAGCAGGAGAAATCCCGCGAGAGCACGCTGGACAATGCCATTGCGGCGGCCGCCCGCGCCGACGCGGTGTTGAAAGAAGCGATCGCCGAGCGAAAGAAACTGGCAGCCCTTCTGGAAGGGCGGATCGCTTCCGCGCAGGCGAATGCTGGCCAGGGAACCGGTGGCGCGGCCGGGCAGGTTGCCCAGGCCCAGCTCGAAGCCGCGCGCTCGGCGCTCAAAGCGAACGAAGAAGCGATCGGCAATTACACGAAGGATGCTGAGGCGGCCCGGGCGAACTTCGCCGACGAGCTTTCGAAGATCGCGACGGACCCCACGCTCGCCATCAAGCGGCATTTCAAACAGCTGCGTGACGATGCCAGCGAGACCATCAAGGACGTGGGGCGGCTGACTGAAAAGCTTGCCGATCTGCGTCGGCAGGAAGACGCCGCGCTCGATATCGCGCGGAAAGCCGGCCGATCGACGCGGACCGCAACCCCGACGCCCTCCGCCTCGGCCGACGCGTCGATCGGCGACATGGTCGCGCTGGTCGGGCAGCTCTTCCCGGGTGCGACCATCACGTCGACCACCGGCGGCAAGCACACCAAGGGCAGCGACCATTACGCCGGCCGTGCGATCGACTTCGTGCCCGGGGGCGGCATGGGCACCTATACCACCGCCGAGGTGGAGAAGATCCTGGAAGACGCCGGCGTCACGATCCGGCGCAACGCCGGGGGCACCAAGCAGATCTTCGGCCCTGGCCGATCGGCCAGCAAGCCGGGCGATCACGACGATCACTTCCATATCGCATGGCAAGGCGGCGCTTCGCCCGAGGAGGCCGATCGGCGCAGCAAGGCCGCGGCCGAGCGCGTAGCACGCGAGCGCGAGAAGGAAGCCGCGCGGGTCGAACGTTACAACCGCAACCTTGCGAGCCTGGAGAACGCCGCGGCCGATCTCCAGGACCGCATGGCCGACACTGCCGAGGAACGGTACCAGTTGGAGGTTCGCGGTCTCGAAATCGCGAACGCCGAGCAGGCGCGACGGATCACGGCGAATGCCGATTACACCGCCGCCGAGAAGGCAACGCTTCTAGCGGCGCTCGCCAAGAAGGCGGCGCTTGAGCGCGAGTTGCTCGATCGCCGTCGCCAGGAGGAGCTGGCACGGCAGCAGCTGGAGGTCGCCCAGGCGGTTCGCGTCAACGACCGGGACTTGCTCCAGGCGCAGCTGCGCCTGGCCGATACCCGCGAGCAGCGGCGCGATATCGAGCTCCGGCTGCTCGATCTCACCTACGAGCAGGAAAAGGCGGCGCTCGACGCAGTTCTGGCGAGCCGCGAGTCGACCGACGCGCAGAAGCAGATCGCGCGCGCCCGCCTTGCCGTGCTGGGACAGCTCAAGGCGGGCGATAGCCAGGCGATCGAGCGCGAATATGAGAGCCCGCTCGATCGCTATCGCCGCGAACTGACCGGCGTCAGCAGCAACATCAACGACGAGCTGGAGAAGGTCGCCGTCAGCGGGCTGGATAATCTGAACGACCGGCTCACCGACGTGATCATGAAGACCAAGTCGCTGGGCGCCGCCTTCAAGGACGTGGCCAGCCAGATCATCGCCGATCTGATCCGCATCGCCGTTCAGAAGTACATCACCGCGCCCCTGGCAGACATGCTGTTCGGGGGTGGCGGCGGCGGGGGTTTCGGCGGCGGCATCCCCGGGCTCGGCTCGCTCCTGGGCTTTGCCGGTCTGTTCGCCGATGGCGGCCTGATCCCCAATGGCAGCTTCGGCATCGTCGGCGAAGCCGGGCCCGAACCGATCTTCGCGACCGCGGGCGGTGTCGGCGTGCTGCCCAACTCTGCGCTGCGCACCGCCACCGCCTCCCGCGGGCCCGAAAAGATCGACCTGCACGTCACGGTGTCCGGTGCGCGCGGCAATGCCGAGATCGAGACGATGGTGGCGCGAGGCGTGAAGCAAGGCCTCGCATCCTACGACGCCGTCGTCGCCGATCGCGTGGAAGACCAGCTCGCGAGGCGCAAATGATCTTCGATTGGCCTGCCAACCTTGTTCCGATCGACGTGACGGTCCGTCCGCCGCGCAAGACGGTCGGGCTCAACACCAGCGTGTCCGAGGTCACCCAAGCAGTGCCGGGGATCCGGCCGCCCTTCGGGCTGACGATCGAGTTTCAGGATCTATTCGGCGACGAGATCCTTGCCTACCGCGCCGCGCTGGCGCTGTTCGAGGGTCGCGCCAACAAGGTGCGTATCCCGCTGTTCGACGTGTGGTTTGCCGCCAAGCAGCGGCAGATCGGCGGTGGCCTCTCGACGCATTCGGACGGCACCACCTTCTCGGACGGTGCGAGCTACCTGACCGACGACCTGGCGAACGTGCTGGTGACCGGCACCCAAGGCGACCGGATGATCACGGCCGATTTCGGCGACTATGGCCAGCTGCTCCAGGGCGGTCTCTATTTCGGCCTGGGCGACTATCCCTATGTCGCGACCGGCGTGTGGTGGGAGGGCACCGTCGCCCGCATCCGTTGCTCGCCGACCCTGCGCATCGACTATGCCGGCGAGCCGCTCAAGCTCAAGCCGGTGATGATCGCCGGCCTGCCCGACGACGACAATGGCCAGCTGTCGCTCCGGCGCCAACGCTGGGGCTCGGCCACGCTGGATCTGGTGGAGAGGTTCGATGGGCTTCTTCCCTGACACGATCGCGGCCTCGCTGGGTGGTGCCCGGGTGGACGCCGCCTTCCTGGCGATGTTCGATTTCACCAGCGGCCCGATGCGGCTGTGGCGCGGCGGCGGCCTGCTGCGGACCCGGGACGGCAACCAGTGGCAGGGGCTCGGCGCGCTGGGCAACGTCACCGGCATCGAGCAGGCGGTGAACGGCGAGGCGCCCGAGGCGGTGTTCACCCTTTCCGGCGTGGACAATGAGGTCGTCAAGAAGGCCCGGGACGAGTTCAAGGAGGAGGTGCTCGGCCGCCGCGCGACCGTCTATCTGCAGTTCTTCGGCGAGCCCGACCAGGCGGACCCCGACAACCAGAGGCCGCTCGATCTTCCCTACCCGCTGTGGACGGGCAGGATGCTGACGCCGACCTTCTCCTTCGGAGACGATGGCGAGCGCTCGATCGCGATCTCCGCCGAGAGCCTGTTCTCGCTGCGATCGCGCCCCAAGTTCGGAATGTACACCGACCGCGACCAGCAGCGGCGGTTCCCCGGCGATCGCGGCTTCGAGTTTGTGGCCAGCCTGGTCAACAAGGTGGTGACGTGGCCGGACTATTGATCTCCGATCCGGTCTCGGCCGAGCTGCGCCGGTGGGCGTCCACGCCCTTCGACTGGGCGGCCGACAACTGCGGCTTGACGATGCTCCATTATGTCGAGCGCGCCGTGGGACGGCTGCTGCTGCCCCGCCCGCGGCGCCTGAAGGGCCGCATCGATGCCGAGCGCCTGGTGCGGCGTGCCGGCGGCTTCCACGCGCTCTGCTCGGACGCGATGGCGCAGCTCGGGTGCCCGACTACCGATATGCCGGCGCGCGGCGACGTGGGCCTGGTCGAGTTGCGCAGCGGCCTTACCGCCGCCCTCTGCCTCGGTGGTGACGCCTGGGCGGCCCGCGGCGATCGCGCGGCGGTGATCGAGCATGTCGAGCATCTGGCCGCCTGGGAGGTCGCATGCCCCAGGCAATAGGCATCGTCGCGCTGCTGGGCTCGATCATCACGCCCTACGCGCTCGTCGCCGCTCTGGCGATCAACTCGCTGATCAACACGCTCGGCGCCCTGTTCGGGCGCCATGGCGCGAAGCCGAGCGACGGCCAACAGAACATCGCCGAGGCGGTGGGATCGCGCGTGCGCAACTATGGGATCGTCCACACGGGCGGCCAGCGCACCTTCATGGACAGCATCGGCGGCAGGTTGGGCATCGTCATCACCCTGGGCACCGGGCGCGAGGGCGAGATCCTGGAGCACCGGATCAACGACAAGAAGGTGACCGTCATCGGCGGGACGGTGACCGAGGCGAGCTTCCATGGCGCCGTCCACATCTACACCCGCAGCGGCACCGACGATCAGACCGCGATCGGCGAAGTGTCGGCGCGGTTTCCCTCCTGGACCGCGGACCATCGTCAGCGCGGGTGCGCGCACGCCGGCATCATCTGCGATCCGGTCAAGCAGGAGCATTTCAGCGAGGTCTTCAACGGTCAGATCCCGCAGTACACCCAAATCCGGCGTGGAGTGTTCGTCTATGACCCTCGCAAGGATTCGACCGTCGGGGGCGACGGGCCGCAGCGCCTGAACGATCCTTTGACCTGGGGCGTGGACGACAACGCCGCGCTGGTGATCGCCGACTATTTCGCGCACCCGGACGGCTATGGTGGCGGCTACGAGAATGTGAACTGGGACCGCATCGCGCTCGAAGCCGATATCGCTGACCAGGAGTTGCTCACCGTAACCGGCGAGACGATCGCGCGGTGGCGGCTCTGGGCCAGCTACAAGCTCGCCACCACGGAACGCCGGCAGGTGATGAGCGACATGCTCAAGGCCTGCGACGGCTTCAGCTGGCAGGGCGCGGACGGCAAGTTCAACCTCACCCTCGGGCGCTTCGTCGAGCCCAGCGTGGTGATCACCGACGCGCACATCCGCAACATGACGAACTCGCTGGGGCCGCAGGCCCGCCAGCGAGTTAGCGCGATCAAGGCGCTCTATACCGAGGCGGCGATCGGCTATCGCGAGCAGGAGAGCGCGACGATCGCCGACCCAGATGCGGTGGAGGATCCGAACACCGATCCTCAGTCGCTCGAACTCTATTATGCGCCGCACCACAACCAGGCGGTGCGCCTCGGCAAGATCGCGCTCGCGCGTCTCGGCGATCGCTGGCACCTGAGCCTTCGCCTCAACCTGTTCGGTCTCAACCTGCTCGGGGAGCGCTTCTGCCGCGTCGTCTCGGCACTGGCGGGCATCGACGGTTACTTCGTGGTGACCGGGCTCAAGCTCAACCTGAACCCGGGCGAGAACACCATCGATGTGACGCTCGACGAGGTGAAGCCCGAGGACTGGGACTTCGACGCGGCGACCGAGGAAGGCACGCCACCCAATTCCGCCGCGACGCCGACCACGCCGATATCGATCGAGCAGCCCGCCGGCCTGGTCGTCACCGTGGTCGGGGTGACGCTCAACGGTGCCACCGGCTACCGCCTGTCCGTCACCTGGGCGGAGCCGAACCGCCCAGACCTGAGCGCGCAGCTTCAGTATCGCCCGATCGGCACCACGACCTGGCTCGACATGGCGACGGTTGACGAGACGCGCAGCGCCACCTCGGGCGTGATCTCCCTGGACCTCGATTATGAGGTCCAGGCGCGCTTCCGCACGCTTTCCGGCCGCGCTTCCGCCTGGACGCCGCCGATCCCGGCCCGTGCCGGCGCACTCACCTTCGACAGCAACAATTGGTCGTTCGACGCAACGGCCGCCACCTTCGACCGGAGCTAACATGGGGAAGCAAACGATCCAGCTGGGCGCGTCAGCCAACGACGGCACCGGCACCAAGGCCCGCGCGGCTGGGCAGATGATCAACGACAACTTCAGCGAGCTGTATGGCGGTGCCGCCTTTCCCGGAGCGCCGGCAGCGGGCCAGCGTTACTTCCGCACCGATCGCGGCATCGACTACTTCTATGACGGCACGCGCTGGGTCTCGATCCAGCTGTTCACGATCGGCGCGAGCTTCGCCGGCGACAACGTCGCGAGCCTGATCGCCGGCGTGCCCAATCCCTTCGCAGGCCTCTACGACCTCTGGATGGTGAAGGCCGTGTATTCGGCCCGCATGGTCGCCACCGGCACCTGGACCTTCACCACATCGACGTTCGACGGGACCACCCGGGTGAACATCGACAACGCCACGCAGAGCACCGCGGCGCTGCTGACTAACGAGTTCGGCCGCTTCGAGACCGCGCTCGGCCTGGTCGTCTCGTCGAGCACGATCGACGGGTTCCAGTTCAATCTAGACCGCACTGGCGGCACCGTCCGGGACGGTGCCTTTCAGCTGCAATTCCGCGTCATCGGGTAAGGGAGGGATCACGCCATGGGGGCGATCATTGAAGTTGGTGAGCGGACGTTCCGCGACTTTGAGACCGACGGCGTCGCAGCGAGCGGCAAGCACCTGGTCAAGAAGAGCGAGGCCCGCGAGTTCGCGCGGACGATCGAGAACGCGATCGCCAATGCCGGCCTGGGCGGGCTTGTCACGGTGCTCAAGGCGACGGCCGCTGATCTCGCCGCCGATCTTGCCCATGCGGCGGACACGATCGCCCTGGTCTATGCCGATCCGGACGACGAGCAGATCGATCTCTGGAAGAAGAGCGGCGCGCCTGGCGGCGGCGCCTGGGCAAACACTGGTGCCTTCCACGCGACCGTCAGCG